GGATGGAATGGATATGAAGATGAAGGATCTGACGAGTCTATGCATTAAACCCTTATTTTAGAATATTAACCCGTATTTTTATATGTGCTAAATGTTTATATCTAATAATATAAACATTTTATAGTAAATACATTTATTATGTTATCAAATTTTCAACCCGATTATTATGTTTATACAGATGGGGCTTGTTCTAATAATGGTCGAAAAAACGCAAAAGCAGGGATCGGTATTTTTCTTGGACAAGATGATATCAGAAACGTTGACGAAGTAGTAGAAGGCAAACAATCAAACAATACTGCCGAACTAACCGCAATTATAAAATCCTGGCCTATTATTAAAAATGATATCATAAATGGGAAAAAAATTATGATTGTTTCTGATTCAATTTATGCTATACGATGTGTTTCAAGCTATGGTGAAAAATGTGCTCAGAATTTCTGGAAAAAAGACATACCTAACAAAGAATTAGTAAAAATTGGATACGAAATATACAAGGACAACAAAAATGTACAATTTATGCACATAAAAGCACATACTGATAATCAAGATGTTCATTCTATCGGTAATGACGGCGCCGATAAATTGGCGAATAAAGCAATCGGATTAGATAACTGTCCATATATCGGTCCTGAAAAAATATATTTGAACGTACCGTTCGCAAAAAAAGATAAGGTAAAATCTTTAGGCGGACGTTGGGACACAAATAAAAAACAATGGTATATATTTGATGATAATACCAACAAAGATAATATACTTGAAACATACAGTTAAATTGTAATCGTTTTCTCATTTTGGGTGCATACTGACCCCGGAATATCTGTTTTTGTAATATTTTTTACTTGTGTGTAAATAATTTCTACATTTTTTGTTGAAGCTAGTTTTGAATGTTGTTTGCATAGAATAGCACCCTGTTTAATAATATATCGCAAATCTTTTTTTTTTAAATCGTGTTCTAATTTCGCAATTACATGACTTGAAGAATGTCCCTTTACATGAAACCAAATATGATATTCTTCCGCATCATCAATTAATTCGAAATTCTCTTCTGCGTTTTTCCCCACTACATATTCAACTTCAATTTGAAGCTGAGGGAAGTCAATCGTCTTTTCTATCGGCATTTTTTTTACTTTGTATATTTGTTTATAAATATAAAAAGTCGTTCAATTTTATGACGTTTAAGTTAGCTTTTCAGACATTGGTGCTACACGTATTTCAGCCATTGGTATATTGGATATTTTTTCTATACGAGATTGATCAACTGAAATTGGCGTAGGACCAAAATTACTTTGTGGAACATTTGAACAATTACCATAACACTTACCCATATAATAATAAGAATCCTTATTTTTTATAGAAGTATCATTGTAAATACCTTTGTTTTTTGGACCTTGTTCATTTCCATGAACACATTTATTATTATCTAACAATATACAACAGCTAGTCGCGGCACATACATCTGTTGGTAATTCACTGCATTTCTCATCCATATTTTCCATAATATTATTTTCTAAATCACATATACCTTTCTTGTTTAAATTATTTACCACTTCTGGTTTTGTGATAAATTTATTGTTCATATAATTAATGTCTTCATATGACGGTTTGTAACCAAGTCCACCGTATTTAACGGTGCCTGGTGCATAATATAACGGGGACGGTGTAACATTTTCTGTTTCAAGTCCATTTGTTAATGTAGGAGGTTGTATAAATTCATTAATATTTTCACTTTGTGATACATTTGGGTCATACTCAATAAATCCATTTCCTTCTTCTGCCGGTGAAATCATTTTTGAAACTTGTAGTGTTCCTGATCCGGAAGCAGTTGTCGGGTCAGTAGTAACAGGAGGAGGAGGTTGTGTAAATTCATTTCCTTCTTCTGCCGGTGAAATCATTTTTGAAACTTGTAGTGTTCCTGATCCGGAAGCAGTTGTCGGGTCAGTAGTAACAGGAGGAGGAGGAGTTTCTGAATTCCAATATTCAAATCCATTCCATCCGTCTTTACCATAAAACCATCCGTCCATTCCTGTGTGGAAAAGAGTTTCATTTTTTCCGTCTTTTTCATAATATGTGTGCGCTAAAAATCCAGCAGGATTTGGAATATCTCCTGCATTTTGAACGATAAATTTAAATACATTATATCCTTTTTTCACTGTAATATTATCAACGGTTTGCCCAGAAGATCCCCATCCTGCAGCTATAAACGAGTTTGGTATTTCCTTACCATTTTGATATATTTTTCCATAATTATCAGCGATGGCGTTTATAGTAACATCTGTAATATCACTATCTGTGATATTGTTATACAAATAATAAAAAATTTCTTGTGAACCTTGTGGCGGATTGTCGTTCCATTTATTACCAGCCCCAGGTACACTCATAAACGTGGACTTGGATGACCATAACCAGTGTGCCTCTGGAAAAAAACCAGGGCACTCTTTCCAAGGTGCAATGCCGACTTTACCAAGTTTTTCTGCTGGTTTCAAGTCATATTTTTCAATAGGTAGTTTATTTGTATCAAAATTTTCAATTTCATTTTCCTTGCTAAAAACAATACCTAACATCAATAAACTGATAATTAAATGTGCATAATTACCTAAATATTTATGATTAATTATTGTAACTAATATTAAAGCTATTAAAATTAAAAAAACTTTCATTCTGTGTAATATTTAGATAAATTAATACTGATAAAATTGAATTAAAAACTTCTCTATATCTATTATTATACTCTTATAACAATGATCATTCCAGTTAAATGTTTTACTTGCGGAAATGTTTTAGCCGATAAATATCGGTATTATCAATCACAAGTCCGTCAAATGAAAATTCAAAAAGGTGTAGATATCGAAAAGGTCGTTTATTTAACAAAAGACACTATGACCAAAACCCCTGAGGGAATCGTATTGGATAATTTGAACCTTACAAATGTATGTTGTAGACGTCATATGTTAACACACGTGGATATTGAATAATCTCAATCAAGAATAATCTAACTATTATTATATAAATATGGTCAAATCTATACGTAAAAAAACGTACAAAAAACACGGAAAATCGAAAAAACGCACAAATACACGTAATCGTCGCAGAAAAATAAAAGGGGGTGTATCGTTTAATGATGCTGTAACATCACACCCTATTCCCGCTAACGAATATTTGAATGATCCTTTACGAGACGGTATTAGTTCACGAACTCTTACTTTTTCACAAACTGGTGGAAAGTCAAAACATAGACGCGGTAAAGGAAAAGGAAAAAAACCACGCAAATCAAAAAAAATGAGAGGCGGGTCATTAATAGGAACAGATTTAGTAACAGGAGTTAGTACATCAAATACAAATGACGTTTTAGCATTTGGTGGCGTAGGTGGAACCCAGTATATGATGCAAAAATTATCAGGTGAGGAAATAACAACCGCGGATAATCTTACTTCTGATAAACAAATGGTTCCTATGGTATAAAAATATTTGGTTATTATATAAAGTAATGACTGCTCTTACAGGACTTCGTAATCTATGTACCCCTTCATATGTATATTTAGTAATTTCTTCTATTGCTCTACTTGTTATGATTTATCAAAATTTAGGCAATGTGAATACATATTGTTTAGGAAATTATTCGTGCACAGTTTCAAGCACTGCCCTGATTTTTATTATTAAGGCTGTCTACATACTTTTCTGGACTTGGGTTCTTAACCTAATGTGCAAAGCAAACGCCACAAATATTGCCTGGTTGGTGTTACTTTTACCAGTTATTGTGATGTTTATCATGATTGGTGGTATGTTTATCAGTGAAAATATGTAAAATTTTAGACACTATTATATTTAAACCTTATCGTAAAATTGATTTAAATATAATAGAACACTATAGAAGTATAATATACAATGGAACCATCAGTAAAAAATTTCTCAGAAGACGCAAATGCACTATATTTTACACTTCAAGGTGTAGAAGTATCCATTGCGAATGCATTACGTAGAACAGTATTGTCGGATATACCAACAATTGTTATTGAAACCGATACATATGAGAAGAACCAATGTAATATTCTTACAAATACCGGACGATTACATAATGAAATATTGAAACAACGACTTAGTTGTATTCCTATTCACAGTACTATTTTGCGCGATACCGATGACGAAAAAGCCCTTCCTGATAATTATCAATTGGTTGTTGATGTTAAAAATGATACAGATAATATTATGTTTGTTACCACCGAAGATTTTAAATTACGCGATAAGAAAACGGGTTCAATTCTTAGTAAAGATGAACAAGACAAATTGTATCCAGGATTGTTTCCTAAGAATGTTCAAACGCAATCTTACATCGATTTTGCACGTTTAAGACCGGGTATCGGTAGTGATATTACAGGCGAACAACTTTCACTTGTAGCGGATTTTAGCGTAAATGTAGCAAAAGAAAGTAGTATGTTTAATGTAGTTTCAAAATGTGCTTATGGTAATACCCCCGATAAAGAAAAAGCAATTACTGTTTGGGACAAACTTGAAGCAAAGATGCGGGCTGATGGCGAAACAGACATCGATATTAAATTTCAAAAAGAAAATTATCGCATTTTAGATACACAAAGGCATTTTGTTGATAACAGCTTCGATTATGTAGTGCAATCAATTGGCGTTTATGATAATAGAGATATTATGCGCAAAGCGTGTGCTGTTATGCAAAATAAATTTATTGATATGGTTCAACTTATTGATGGAACTGGTATAACTGTTTTAACCAGTGAAACAACTATGGATCATTGTTACGACATTATTATTGAAAATGATGATTATACAATTGGTAAAATTATTGAATATATGCTTTATTCTAAGTTTTATGAAAAACAGGCAACCCTCAGCTTTTGTGGGTTTAAAAAATTCCACCCTCACGACACACAGGCAACTGTAAGATTGGCGTTTAAAGAGAAACAAGATAAATCGGTTGTTGGTACACTCCTACGTGAAGTTTGCGTAGACGCACAGCAGTTGTTTAAAGATATCCACCGAATGTTTAAGTAAATTAGTTTAGTGATAATTTTATAAAAAAGTATATTTTTTATAAAATTATATAATATATCTAATTTTATAAAAATGGAAACTACCACCATGGAGTTTATAATAAACGAAGAAATTCGTCAAAAAGCAGCAGAGTGGGTACAACATCAAAAAATAGAAGCGGTTGAAAGTACTCAGGTGAGAGGTGAAGAAGGTACCTTAGAATATAAGCAAGACGAAATACAAAAAACACACATTCTTGAATTAAAGAAAGTTACTAGTCTTCCTGAAACAACTTATATGTATAAAGAGAACAATTTAACGGTCCGATCAAAAATTGGAAAATATCGTATAATCGCGTTTAAACATATAGGTGATATTTTTAAAAATCTTGAAAAAATAGCCAATTTGTTAGATAGTGCTGGTGACGTTTCTAAGGAAATTTCGGAAGCAAAAAAGGGTATATCTTTAGCGTTAGGAGGAGTTATATATGGTATATTACAATATTTCGGTTTAAACTTTCTTTCTAGTGGTGGGATTATTATTATGGTTAGTCATTTAACTGAGTTTTTTATTGATACATTATTCGCTTCAGAAAAAGAAAAAGAGGGTTCAATACAACAAGAAAAAATAAAATGGATCTCGTATATTTATATATTTACAAATCCAAACACCACAGTAAAAGAATTTAATGCAGTTTTTGGGTCGATACTGAATGCAATATTATCAATACCCGAAATACCTAAAATATTGCAATCATTGATTATTACATTCGACCAACAAGATAAAATTAAATTAAATAAAGATTTTGTAAAAAATCTATTGTATATTTTTTACGAGAAATTATCATTAGATGGAAGTGAGAATTTATCATTAGATGGAATTAAAATTAGAACATTAAGAGATGTAGATGCATTTAAATATTTTAAATTTAAATATTTTACAAATTTAAATCTTGGTATAGGAAAAACTACATCTACAACAATTATTAAAACATTAAAAACTCTAGATAAAATCAATAGAGATGGTAAAGTCGCAGGAATATTTTGTAGCATTTTCGCTGCCATTATTGGTGAAGAAGATACATGTCCCAAACTCTCAGCTAAACCATTATATAATAAACCGAAAAATGAGGAAGAGGCAATTGTGGAAGAAATAAAATTAAAACTATACGGAATTAAATATTTCAATACTTTTAAAGAATTACTAAGGCAACTATTAATCGATTATTTTCCTGCTAAAATTGGGTTAAGAACTGATAAAGATAAATCTGTGTATATGGCCATAAAACAAGAGGAATTAAAATTACTACAAAGTGGATTAAGTAATGAAGAACAGGGTGAACAATTAACGCAATATTTTCAAAACTCAGAATTAGATTATGATATTTCTAATTTAAATTGGATAATTGAAATACTTCGACTTATAACAGTACACGGTGGATTAATTGATAACAACCAGGAGTTATTTGAACGTTTATTGGGATTTTTATCAGTAATAATTGATACATTTTTAGATACGTTGAACAATGAAGTTCATAGAGGTGGAAAAAAAAGAAAAACAAAACGTAGACAAAAAAATAGAAAGTCCAAGAAATCAAAGAGAAAACTTAGAAATTCGCGTAAAAAATAATTATATTTAGTCGTTATTTTATAAAAAAGTATTTTTTTTTTTATGAAATTAATATATAATGAGTTTGTTTATTGATAATAGTAAAGAATTTGCTATAAATAATGCTAAAATACAAATAATTGATAATAATCCTTATTACGTTTTACCAGAAGAAACCAAAATATATTTTGGTTTTAAAAAGCCAGCGTTTGATAATCAACCTACATTTTTTGGTTTTGATTATAAAACAGCAAAAAAATATGGTTTTGTAAAAACATTTACAACAAATAGAAAATTGCATTTGTTAGCGCTTATGGAGTTAACACCAAAACATTCCTTCTATAAAAACGCTGATCCAGAATGGAAAAGACAAATGGAAACAAATTTTGGTGTAGGAAAAGAAATTAAAGAAAGATTTTCAGTTGGAAAATCAGACATTAAAATGATGAAATATTTGTGTAGTCATAAGAATATGGATGGTTATGCTATGAATGGTCAATATATAGCAGATAAACATCAAGGTGGTTATTTCCACGCAGAATTAGTATTATGTAATCCAACCACAGATGCTTATCTCATTCATGCAGAAGATCATACAGTTCCAACGTCTCCGCCGAGAGGACCAAGTAAACCAACAAGGCCACCGTCCACCTCCAGCGAAACTACTCCACTAAAGTCTAACCTATTCAATTATTCAACACCCGACACTACTCCACTAAATTCTAACCTATTCAATTATTCAACACCCGACACTACTCCAACAAAACCTCCAATAGGATCTAACCTATTTGGTCCATCAACCCCAGGCGGAAAAGGAAAAAATAAGAAAACGAAAAGAAAATTGAGAAAGTCCAAGAAATCAAAGAGAAAACAGAGAAAAACACACAGAAAGTCCAAGAAATCAAAGAGAAAATATAAAAAATCTAAAAAAACTAGTTCAAAACGAGGAGGTGTACTCACGAACAGTGGAATAGATACAAATAAAAGTCAAGATATAGAGGCTACAGTGGAACAATGTGGAATATGTTTAAATGACTTAAGCCAGAGTAATATACCTATTTTACCGTGTGAGCACAAGTTTCATAAGGATTGTTTATTTGAATGGTGTAAAACTAAAAATAATACAGCTGTTAACTGCCCTTTATGTCGTATAGATATAGTTGATGTTTGTAAAGATATTAATCCTCAGCCAGATTATGAGGGTTCTCCCCCTCACAGTCCATATGGACGTCGACTTAGTATGAGCGATTTCGAACCAGATACACCACCACAAGGACCCCCACTTAGTATGAGCGATTTCGACCCCCCAACTAGTATGAGAGATTTATATGACGAGGAGTTGTGAGCGTATTTCACACCCATCAGAAAAGGAAAAAATAAGAAAACGAAAAGAAAATTGAGAAAGTCCAAGAAATCAAAGAGAAAATACACAGAAAGTAATATTCTATAACATATTATTTATAGGCCACCGTTTCGAATAATACGTTTAATATGTTCATCAAAATCATCATAAATTACGTCGGATTTTACCTTAATCTGAGTTTTTTCCAATAACCTTTTTATTTTTGATAATTCAATAGTAATTGTCCGAATACTTTTGATAATTTGACTTGTTTTCATTGTGGTGTAATTTACTTTAATAAAATGTATTAAAGTGAATTCAATTTTATAGTATATAATATGTTTTTGTCTTGTTGTGGATCTACACTTGACAACATTGAATATAGTGAAACTATACCGTTTAGACCAGAAATTTCAAGATGTAAAGTTATTAAAGTATACGATGGTGATACTATTACTGTTGCTGCATTTTTGAAAGGGCAATCACAATGTTATAGATTTTCAGTAAGAATGAGAGGTATTGATAGTCCAGAAATAAAATCTCATAATCCTATTGAAAAATTAGCCGCTATTACTAGTCGTGATAATTTATCTGAAAAAATTTTAAATAAAATCATATATTTAAAAGACATTGGTAATGAAAAATATGGACGTGTATTGGCGAATGTTATATTTGAAGGTGAAAATATGAACCAATGGATGTTGGATAATGATATGGCGATAGAATATGATGGAGGTAAAAAAACCGCGTTTGCTTAATTTACCATAAATATTGTATTTTTAACCTAATAATAGGTACAAAAATATATCATCAATATATTACAAAAAAATAGTATTTAAAATATATATTTATAATATATAATGAACACAACATTGCTTCTATATTTCATACCCTGTTTAATATGTAGTTATTTTTTTTATATTAAATTTGATTATAATTATTATATAGCATCGAAGCCAACACATATATTAGGTTTAATTATGTCGTTTGTATCAATTATATTTTTACTATCAAAAAAATGCATTACATCCGACTACAAATCACTATTTATACTTGGGTTTTTATATTCTCTATTTGGGTTTCATTTATTCTATCAAATGCAATTAGATAAAATAATATAATATGGATGTAAAATGACTGCATTTGTTTAATTTACCATAAATAAATATGGCTTAATATTTTAGCAGTATATATGCCATTACTCTTTCTCTTTTTCTTTGGACGACACAAATTGAGCACAGGTTCCACAATGGTCTTCATTTGCGTGGTCTGCTTTTAAATTGGTTTGTTCGCTCGTATGATGCATCCCCCATCTACCTAAAGTATATTGTGCAGGTTTAGCATTTATAGCGTTATAAAGAATATTAAACACACGTTTTAGTGTAAGTCCATTTGAAATCATTGTATAATATGTATTATATTTTTTCTATTTTGTTTAATCAATTCAATTTTATCTTATTTTATTATATAATGAAACCAAGAGATCAAACATTATATAATAAAACCAAAAAAGCACTTTATAAAAAACAACCAAAACATAGTGCATATAGAAGTGGTCTACTTGTACAAAAATATAAAAAGAATTTCACTCAAAAATATGGTAAAAAGAAGCAGCCTTATATAGGTAAAAAAAAAACGAAAATAGGATTAAAACGATGGTTTGATGAAGAATGGGTCAATCAACGCGGTGAAATTGGATATAAAAACAAAAACGATGTGTATAGACCTTCCAAGCGGATAACTAAAAAAACACCTATTACATTTAGTGAATTAACAAAAAAACGTGTAAATAAAGCACGAACCAAAAAATACAGAAAAGGTAGAGTGAACCGGTTTTAACTATTGTCTTTGCCTAATCTACGCAGTTTCTTATTTTCTATATTTATAATTTGAGACGGTCTTAATAAAACATCTTGTTTAATGCCCATTTTTTCTTTTGTTATATATTCACGTTCCATAACTTCAGAAGGCTTTACATGGATCGTTTCATCATATATCGGATAATTATCACTATCACTATCACTATCGGGTAGTGGATATATAGGACACACAGTTCGTCTTATAATGTTTCCCATATATGGTTATATATAACATTAATATATATTTAATTCGTTTATCAAAAATAATAATAAAAATAAATATAAAATTGATTTATATAATTTACATATAAATAATTATATAAACAAACATGGAACGCAGATTGAATACTAAAGTTGAACAATATTTCACTACATTTAAGGATGGTATACGTGATAAAATCATAGCATTGGATATTAAACAGGATGGTGATATTAGTAAATTGATTGAGTATATTTATGATTATAACCGTTTAACGGTTGATAAAGAAGATTTTGTTAAACGAAAGCGTGTTAAAAATTCAATACCCGAAAATAACCGTTGTATGGCGAAGCGTGCTAGTGGTGAACAATGTACCAGACGCCGTAAAGTTGAGTGTGACTTTTGCGGAACGCATTCAAAAGGAGCCCCTCACGGATTAATGGATGCGGATCAGAACGTTAATCAACAAAATATGAATATCGATGTAACCGCTCGAGAAATAAAGGGTATTGTTTATTATATTGATAAATTTAATAATGTATATAATACTGAGGATGTTATGCAATCAAAGGAAAATCCAAGAATTATTGCTCGATATGAGAAAATAGACGATAAAACGTATACGATTAATGAACTCGGATTAGTGTAATTTATTTATCGATTTTACGGACAATAATGTCTTTAGATGTTTCTTCGCGATTACTTAAAATGAATTCATTTACTTCATTCGCCTTATTTGTATCGTCTTTGTAATATTTAGAAAGTATATTCTGTAAGAGTTTTTTTGATATTGGTTTTTTTGTTTTACGTTGTGTATATTCAATCTTACCATTATTAATATTAACACTATCAATTTCATTATGTTTCATTGTAGTGATCAATGTATTGGTTATTTCGTCTTTAATTTTTTTTCTATTTGAAATTTCTTGCTTTAATGTACGCATTTCATTATCTATTTTTACCCATTTACGGATTGATTCAATCGATTCTTCATTTAAATTCATAATATATAATAATTATTAAATTTTGTTTATATTAATTTCTTTTTTTACTTATTAGAATATATACATATGATTTTTATTAATAGACGAAATAATAGAATTAACAATAATCGGGAAGCAAGTAATGGACCATTTAATCCTGTATCTGTTATACCTATCGTCACTGTAAATCATCCCATTAAACAAATTGATCCACCGAAACCAATTATAAAGGAGCGAGTGAAAGAAATGTTATGGGGTGAACCTACGTGGTTTTTATTTCATACTTTAGCAGAAAAAATAAAGGATGAATATTTTGATCAATTAAAAAACGAGTTGGTTAGTTTTATAAAACAAATATGTAATAATTTACCTTGTCCAGAGTGTGCTCAACACGCAACCCGTTTCATGAATGGTGTAAATTTTGATTCTATAAGAAATAAAGATCAATTAAAAGTCTTTTTTTTTAATTTTCATAATGAAATTAATAAGCGAAAGGAATATGATATATTTAAAATGCCTGATATTGAAAAATATAAAAATGCTGTAACTATTAATATTGTTAAAAATTTTTTGTATCATTTTGGTAAAAAGTCATATAGCGTTCGTCTCGACATTAATAGTCATCATCGTTCTTTAGTATTAAAAAATTTTAGAGTATGGCTTGAACAATATTATTATTGTTTTGAGGAGTAATAATGATTGTAATAGATATTTCAGATATATATATATTACAAAATTAAGATGATTGTTTAACCGGATTTTTAGCTTTGTTTACCGGTCGACATTTGTATAAACTTTTAGTAGGTCTTGAACAAACATCTTTATTAGCTACACCCGTCATATATGCAAATCCACCTACACCAGTTGATTCAATTAACATTGCCCATAATAAACCCACCAGAGAACTTATAATCAAGGACAGTAATAAATACTTGGGTGTAGAACAAAAATTACTAATACTCCATAAAATATCGGCTAAAATAATACAAGGGAATAATATAAAAGTTGCTATATTTTGTGATTGTAGGTTATTTACACCAATGAAATAAGATAAGTATGTTAATGTGTAACCAAATACAGTTTGACTGAGAGGTAATTTTGAAATAGGATGATTATTACCAATAGTTAATTGGGTACAACGTATCTTGGAATAATCACTGGGGGTTAAACCTTTTTCTTCTGGTAAAAATGCCGCTACTAAATAAACTATAAAAGACGTTACTATTAAACCGACTAGATAAATAACTCCTTTCAAATCTTGGTTAAGAATGGATTGTAATGTAAAATAACTGACTATTACAAAAGGGGCCATTCTAAAAAACATGTATAAAATATTAATTAAATTGAGATCCATTTTATTACAAGTTCTTATATATTTAACTAAGAAATTGTAATCGACTAAATAATAATTATTCAAATACTATCTTCATTGCTTCTTGAATAGTTTCAACCGAATGGAACGTCATTTCGTCCAAATTTATAACCTCCTTATATTTCTCTAAAAATTCATCAAAGTCTTCCTGGTTTTCCTTGGGATATAATATAGTCTTTACTCCTGCGCGCATACTTCCTATAATCTTTGTATCTAAACCACCAATGGGCGTAATCCTTCCTCTTAAATTTGTTTCTCCAGTCATCGAGATTGTATTGCTAATTGGTTTGTTATTTAATAGACTATACATTGATAATGTGATTGCACCTCCAGCGGATGGGCCATCCTTTGATACGGCCCCTTCCGGACAATGAACGTGTAAACCTTGGTTTTTTGTTTCATCGAATTGTTTAATTAATTCCTTTTGACGCTCATCTGATGTAAGTGTCCAAGCTAATGTTTTTGCTACAGTCATACTCTCTTTCATCACATCACCTTGCATACCTGTAAGTTTTAAATCAAGTAATGAACCTGCTGGGAAATAACGGGTTTCAATCGGTATAATACCACCTTTTCCAAGGGCATTTGCCCACATTCCATTAATCGTTCCTAACAATGGCTCGGTGTGGATTTTAATATCACTTACCTTTCGTTGTTTCTTTAAATATTTAGTTCCAAAATCTTCAATCTCAATCTTGATTGGTAATTGAATTACAATGCCTTTATTGTCTGATGAATAATTTAATAATTGTAAATTAATCTCACCGAATAAATCAAACAAAATTTCTTTTAATTTTCTCACACCAGGTTCCATTGTATATGTTTCTATAATATGTCGAATTACATCATCTGTAAGATGTACTGTATCTTCAAAACCCATTTTCTCATTTAATTCGGGCATAATAAATTTATTAACAATAACTATCTTGTCTGACCAAGAAAGATTATCAAAACGAATTCTATGAATTCTATCAAGTAAAATGCGGTCAATTTGATCTGGATCATTATATGAGAAGATAAACAATGCCTTAGAAAGATCAAATGGGACACCGCTAAAAAAACGGTCCTGAAATTCGTCATTCTGAGTTCCATCAATTAAATGTGTTAGAATGCCTATGATTTCTCGTCCCTGTTCGGTTTTACTTACCTTGTCTAATTCGTCAATATAAATAATAGGGTTCATGCATTTACTTTCCATTAATACATCTACAACTTTACCCCACGTTGAATTTACATATGTATAATTATGACCCTCTAATGTTGAACCATTTGATGATCCTCCTAATGCGATAAAGGAAAATGGTCGTGTTACATTATTCTCGTCTTCTAGACACTTTGCGAGACCGCGTTTGGCTAATGACGTTTTACCAACACCAGGAGACCCTTCGAACCCAAAACAGTATCCTTTCTGTTCACCGTTAATCCATTGACCTACTATCTTCAATATCTGCTCTTTTGCTTTGTCGTGACCGTATATAGATTCATCTAAATAATCATTTATTTTGATCATCGATTTTTCTACATCTTCAATTTCATTGCTAATTTTAATTACCTGTTTATTGATATTGTTGTTTAAATCACTAGGAGCTATAATTTGTAACATTTCGTAGACTTCTTTGGATAATTCCTGATCAGTTTTAGCATTGTTTAAATATTGTGTTAGGCATTTTATAATTCCATTCTTCGTCTTATGTTCATTTGTTAAAGCATCTACAAAAATAGTTAACGACTTTACTAATTCTTGTTTATTTGTTTTTGATAATTTACTTTTACACGTATCAATCGTTTCTATTAGCAAGTTATTTGTAGTGGCTAAAACATTATTTTTAATTTCGTGCAATGTATACTTATCTTTGGGTAATACATCAATCTCGATTATGTTTTTTAAATTCGAAAATAATTCATTTAAACTATCCATTTTACATAAAATTGGCTCTTTTCTGTAAATTCCGAAAGGAACACGGACTAGACCCTCCAAATATTGTTTGGATTTATTTCCTTGATCGTCTGATTTTTGTTTGATTTCCTTTAATTTTACTTTTGCTCTATCTTTAATTTTATCATCCGCTTTCATCAATAATACTTGCTGTTCTAATGAAATTTTAGATAAGTCACATTGGGTTAATGAATCTTGAGTAAACTCAATTGTATTAATCATTGTTTCTTTGAAAAATTGTTTCAATTTCCACGGTAAAGATTCGTATATTAAGACTTGCTCATTGTTATCAACTCCATCGTTACTTTCTATAGAACCAATTAAATCATACAACATATATGCGATATATTGCACTTCATTATCGGTATTATATGTGAATAAATTAATCAACATTTTACGTCTGGCAATTATGTCCATATCGAAGAATTTTTTAACAATATTGTCTACTCGAGACGATTTAACATATTCGGCATCTTTTAACATGGTAGTAAATTTTTTTACAAAATCATTAGTGCTAAATACCAATATGTCCTTTAATGTAATGGTCTCTACCCAACGATTGATTAATTCTTCTTTATCACAATAACTTTCCAAGATGCATTGTTTTATATTTTCTAGTTGCGTTATTACATAACTATTATCAAGTAAATACTGTAAAGGTATATCCTTTGTTATACCAGAAATACTTAATAATTTATTATCACTCGTGTTTCTTATTAATACTCTTAAACCAAACACGGATTGATGGATTGATGAATACATAGTTGTTGGTTGAAAACATTCCATATGCGAATACTTGTCTATTTGTAATGTTACATCTGTTATTTTATCTATATTATCATCTATGTTACTACATTCAGACCAGGGTAAATTCTTATATCCAACCGGCATAACATACTTTTCAATTAAATCTATTTTATCGGCCATAAATTTATTTTCTTTATCGTAAGTATCAAAATTATTATATTTTGTCCCAAATACTACGTAATATACGTCATTAATTGAATAAGTTCCATATGTTGAAAATACTATGGATAATTTATCAAATATAGCTTGAATATTTATTAGTATGTTATCCATTTCATTATCGTCAATTGGAATACTTTCCTTTACAGTTTTAGCAGACAAATATATAGTTTGAAGGTGATCGGTGCATTGTCCTATACTATTTTTACTAAATATATCAAACTGTTTACAAAATGATAGAGATAGATATGTTCTTTGAATAATATCTATTACTTGATTTAATTTTTTTTCGATAAAGTTATTGAAATCAACATTTTTAACAGTTTTTGGTATTTGAGTGTTCTTTTGTGTTTTCTTGGTCATCTAAATCAATATAGTGTATTGATATATTATTATTTTGGTTATTAATTGTAAAAAATGACTTAAATATATAATTATGTTATTGTTTATAATGGGTATACCAAGCTACTTTTCATATATTATTAAGAATTATTCTAATATTATATTAAATCAAAAACAATTATCGCAAGATGATATTCGTTTTTGTAATTTACTAATGGATTGTAATTCAATTATTTATGACGAGTTCCGTAAGTTAGAAAACGAGTTTATTGATAATGAGTATGATACAAGCTATATTGAAAATAAGTTAATTAATAATGTTATAAAATCAATTGGTGAATATATAAAGAAAATTTCACCATCACAATTAGTATATATCGCGTTTGATGGTGTAGCCCCATTTGCTAAAATGGAACAGCAACGTACTCGTAGACATAAAGGTAGCATTTTATTGAAAATAAGCAATACTATTAATAAAACAGATAAACCTGCTATATGGAGTACCTCCAATATTACCCCGGGAACATTGTTTATGAATAATTTATCTTCTAAAATAAAAAAAGCATTTACCGGTCTAGAAGGACATTTTAATGTTAAAAAAATTATAGTATCCGGATCAACCGATAACGGAGAAGGAGAACATAAAATGTTCAAATATTTAAGAACACCCGCAAACAAAGTATCAGGTAACACACTTATTTATGGGTTAGATTCTGATTTAATTATGTTGTCTCTATTTCATTGTAAACCGTTTGAACATTTTTTTATTTATAGAGAAACACCTGAATTTGGTAAAAAAATATTGAATAATGATAATATGAAAGGTGAATATCTTTTCTTAAATATTCACTCGTTGTCTAAAGCTATATTAAGTGAAATGAATTGCGATAATAACGATTATCATCGGCTATATGATTATATTTTTATGTGTTTTTTATTAGGTAACGACTTTTTACCACATTTTCCGTCATTAAATCTACGCCGGGATGGTATCGATATTTTATTAGAAACATATAAATCCATTTTAGGATCATTTTCTCAGCGCTCGTTTATTAATAAAAAATTGGAAATTCAATGGAGATGGGTAGGTGTATTTTTTGCAGAACTTGCTAAAAATGAGAGAAATAGGTTTACAAATGAATATACCAATCGGGATAAAATGGCTAAACGTAAGTGGAATTTAAGTGACGCCGAAAATAAAGACTTTACAATTCAAAATGCCCCTGTTATTTATAGACCTCAAGAAATGTATATAGCACCCGACCAACAGTTTTGGGAACATAGATATTATTCAGCTTTGTTTTCACATTCTGATAAAAATGTGAAAGACATTTGTATGAATTATATGGAAGGCTTAGAATGGGTGTTTAAGTATTATACGTGTGATTGTCCTAACTGGAAATGGTCATATAAATATAATTATCCTCCTTTGATTAAAGATCTCTGTAAATATTTTCCCAAAACAAATACCTCATTTTTTGATAAAGATTTATATAATCCATTTTCGTCACATTTACAGTTAGCGTATGTTTTACCATTGAAGAATAGAAATCTTTTACCTGAACATATACATGAATATTTATTGGAAAATGAATCCAATTACTATGTCGAAGAACCTAAATACGAATGGGCATTTTGTAGATATTTTTGGGAATCTCATCCAATCCTTCCTGAAATCCCTATCAAAACACTTGAGAAATGGGATGCTTTATGGAAAGATGCATAAAATTGAACGGGGTATATTTTATATATTTATTTGTAAATTAATATATAACAATGAGTACCCGTATAGAACAGTTGATGATTAATAGTATCGAATCATTGAATGGTTGGACGAAAACAACTACCCCCGAAAATGATATTGTACGTACCATACGTATCGGCACTTGTGTAAATTGTAACGGTGATAGTATTATTTGCGATAATACAATTGTGGATAAAATTAAAAATATTCTGCGAAAATATAATATCAAAGAATATGAACTGAAAACTATTCATACCCAATTCGAGTTCTCTACTCAAATTTCGTTAAACGAAAGTGTTTATCAATTGTTTATTGAAAATCTAGCACCACGCCAAATATCAAGCAATTACTTTCCGTACTCAAATTAAAAAAACATTTATAAAAAGGAATATTATTAGGGTTTTTTTTTAGATTTTACTATAAAATTGAAAGTTTTTTTATAGTATTAGTATTATTCAATTTAAACAGTTTTTAGTAATGATGACGATATACTTCAGGAACGTGTGTGATACACTTTATTCGATTTTCGAACAAGTCAGGCGGAATATACCCTCTGTAATATTGGTATATGTTGGAGTAGTATTAGTTCATTTTATATCTTCTAATATTTATCCATCATTGTGCTGCCCATTTACAGTTTGGGGGTTTATTATGACCCCATTTATGATTGTTACTCCTCATTGTCAAGGATTACGCTGGATAATTCATTATACCGGTCAGCAGATACACAATGCATGGATATGGTTAGGTGGATATTTGATCTGGTATGTTACTAATTATATGACCGCATTTAGAAAAAATTTATGCAACTATAATTCACACGATAACACAGGAGATGATATTCATCAAATACAACCCGATGGCGATAATATTGACCAATTGAACGAAGTTGACGACAATCATCGAAGAATTAGGAGAAGAGGGGTAAATAATAATTAATGAATATTTAATTAAAGTATAAATAAAAAAATAATTTCGTATATTATATTAAAATGGTAAAACTTACAAGTACAGATAGTGTTTATCGATTTATAATGGAAAAAAACAAAAAAATAAAAATACATGATGTATACAATCGTATATTTTTTTCAACATTTGGTTTAGATGGTGTTCGTATTTATAACAAGGAGAATACTCTTCAGGATAGGGATGAAACAACAGATATCGACGCAAATGTATCTGATAAAAAATTAGAAGATACATTTGGTAAAGAACGCAGTCCTAGTGGATATAGTGATTTACCGCTTTATAAAAAACCAGTTAAACACGCAGACGGGTCCATTACAGAAGAAACTGATGATAAATCTGGTATTTATGGATTTTTAAATGACTATATATCAAAATATACGAAAAGTAATCAACCTACAGGCGACCATGTCACTATCACCATCCCTATAGATGTTAATAATCCGATTATTTCTTTAAATGATATTACCATCGAGAAAAGTAATTATAGTTCTCTTTCTAAAACCGGTATGACTTACACTATTTTGGAAAAAATAATACGTGATATTCATTTACAAATAGAATATATGTCTAGTATAGGGGTCTATTATAATGAAATACCTCTAGAAACCACCTTCTTGATAAATGGTCGGTATATTATATTAAGTATTGAAACAATTGATTTGTTAAATAAATCGGAACAGGGTTCACCCACTGAATTAAAGGATGCATTTTTAAAATTTTTACAAAAATTATTACAAGATGATGTTAAAAATGTGCTAGAAAAAATACAATATACTGAGTTATATTACTATATTAAACGCGTTCAGGATGAAAATGTATTTTTACTTCTATAACATAAAGGGAGGGTTCTTAAGGGAACCGTAGGTTCCATTTAACAAAAGTAAAATTAATAAAATTAATAAAATTAATAAAATTAATAAAATTAAAGTAATTAGATGGCGTCAAAGTCGATAATATGTTGAGTATCAATATTTTGTGAAGAGGTGAATTGAATAGAGTTTGTA